CACTTAACGTGTGTTTAACACGTTCTATTGGCTTAACTAATCTAAAGAGCCTTTACTCTTCTAGATCAGCCACAGTAAATCTGTGATACCTGACTAGACTTGAAGTAGACCGTGTGGTTGATTACCACCCGGTGCTGACTACATGCCTTCGGCATCCCGCAGAGTCACTACTGCATGCATTGGGAGGGCTAGCCCCCCGCCCCTTTGTAGGAGCGAAGGTTGTAGTACGTACCTTTAACCATAAATCTGTTAAAGCTACAAACACAAAAAATATAGTGACTAGAAAGGACCGTTCTTACGGTACCTTTAAGTCTCTGCTAAGGAGTCTCTGCCGTTTGGCAAAAATCATCTTAGCACTGTATTCTAATGTTTCCAGCGTAGATTTATCTCAGGTAGTAGACGAATATCGTGAATTTCTCTTTTCACTAAGTGACTCCAGAGGTATTCCATTTATGGTGTCCTACAACAAATTGTGTAGGAATGCCATCATGAGATACATCTCTGGGGAGCCTCTTAGTGATGTTCCAGGGGTAAAGCTTATTGAAGGGTGACCCGAAGGGTTACTCTTCCTTAAACCTTTATCCACCGATAGTGAAGGGTGTAAGGCCTTGTTAACTTTGCTAACGTTAACGAGAGCCATCCTCTTAAAACCGGTACTGGACCTTTCGACTATTGTCGAGCCTTGGACTGGAGAAGATAATATAACTTCTTCCGAGTTCCAAAAAGCTATGACTAGTTTGAGGGTCCGATCTGGACAGGTAGATGAATGAAGCTCTCCACACCTAACTACTAAGAAAGGTCCACAGGGTCAAGCGATTCTGTCTTCGCTAACTGAACTTACCTTACTTCCTCAGAAACTAATAGATTCTATTATACTATTAGGAGGAAATAAGCTGGGTGTCATGATTAGAGAGAACATAGAAGCACTTGATATTGTAGCGGCTGTTAGTCCGCTACTTAAACCTCTGGACTCTTCTGTAGCTAGATGGTGAGCCTCTCTTTATCCACCAAAGAGTAAATCTTTCCGAAAATTATCCTACTTCGCTGATAAGGAAGGAAAGGTTAGAGTTATTGGGATTCTGGATTATTGGTCCCAATCGTGCTTACGGCCTCTTCACAAACGGACTAACCGTTTGTTGAGAAGCCTTAAGTGCGATTGTACCTTTGACCAGAATCGTTTTACCTCAATCTTACCGACTCTTAGGTTAGGTTCAAACTCATATCATTCCCTAGATCTTTCCGCGGCTACCGATAGGATGCCTATTACCCTTCAACGAAGGGTGGTAGAGCATCTCTATGGGAGCCGTGAAAAATCTGAGAATTGAGTTTCAATACTAACTGAATATCCGTTTAACATCTCCGGACAAAAATCCGGAGTGTTTTACGGAGCTGGCCAACCAATGGGTGCATATTCATCCTGACCAGTGATGGCATTAACTCACCATCTAATAGTTCAGGTGGCTGCTCAAAGATGTGGTCTTAGCGGTTCAAGGCTTCGACCTGTCTTTGAAGCATACGCCTTACTAGGAGATGATATTGTTATTGCATCAGACTCGGTTGCTTCGGAATATAGAAAAATCTTAGCTTCTCTTCATATGCCAGTCTCTTTTGAGAAAACTCACGTCTCTAAAACGACGTTTGAATTCGCAAAAAGATGGTTTCATGAAGGTAAAGAAGTTACTGGTTTTTCCATTTCCGGTATTTCTTCAGTGTGGAAAAGCTATCCACT